TAAGTGAAAGCAAACACCATAGTCAGGTGCGTCTGTTTTTGCAGCCATTACTTTTGGATCTTTAAGGTATTTTATTAATCTAGGTGTTAATCCCTTTGTGCCACGAGTAATACGGTTTTCTGCGTAACCAATGATTATCTCTTCGTCTTTGGCATCAATGAATTTTAGATTCTTTGCTGCGGCCACAACACCTTTCCAAGCGGGGCTTACTGCAACTAAATCTCTAATAATATTAACAAACTTTGCATATTTTCCATTTAGTAATGCTTGATCTTTGGCACTACTAAAGCGCTCGGGGTACTTGTCAATAACTTCAATAATACTTGACAAACTAGCAGCACCGCCTTTGCCTTCGGCCTTATTACTCACACGTAGCGTTTCACCATTTCCCCAAACCAAAATGCTATCAAATAATGCTTCGTTTTGTGCCTCGGGATAGTTAACTGCGGTAATGCCTTTCCAAGTAACCCCCATCTCTTTTAACAAATCGGTTTGTACTTTAACATAGTCTCCACCAACGTTCTTACCCGATGCCAACGCTAGTGGACTTGCTACTTCGCCAAAGTCAACACGAATATCACGTTCATATGGAGCCAATCCTGGAACCATTGCATTGCTACCTAGTAGTGCATTGGTTAATAATTGTTTGAATAAATCTACTTTATTTGCTTCAAATGCATCACGTTTGATCTTTTTAAATGCCACTTCCTTGCCTAGCATACCAGCTGACTGTTCTGGTATTTGTGCAATAGGAATACGAGTATTTGTTGGTACTGAGAAACGAGGCTTTAACTCTACGCGAGCAATTACTTGTTCGGTTTTCTCTGCTCCTTTGCCACTCATGCGAGTTTCTTCCCATTTAATGCCAGTGGATTGTGCAAAATCAGTAGGACTCCAGTGTATGCCAATTGCATCAGGTTTGCGTTTTGATTCATATCTAAAGAAACTGTGCAACTGTTTATGCTCGTCTTGCATTACTACTAGAATACCTGCACCTAATTTGTTAGGATCTTGAGGAATTGGATTTGTAAATTGAATAGTTTTGGTATCGATTTTTAATTTCTTAGCAGTGTCTTTTAACAGTTGGCCTAGATCACTGACTGGAATATTGGGAGTACTTGCGTCCGGAAATACAGTTACATTGGCAATAGTGTAACGATTCTTTTGTGCGTCTACAAAGTTAATTGCCTGACCTTTTTGTGTTTCAAGGTAGCGTTTGGCCATTCCACCTTGTGCTTCGTCTAGTTGTATGTGTTCTAATATTTCTGAAAATCGCATAGTAATATATTTAGTCTTTAATTTGATACAAGTTCTTGTCAAACCAGCTGACAACAACATCCTCTAGACGAGCATATCCATACTTGTTTACACTATTTATTACACTATCGTTAATAAGTCTTCGCTCGGCTAGTTCATACCAGCTAACATGGCTTTCTAGTGGCTCTGCGGCTGCATAAACCCCGGCATATAACCATGGTGTGTTGGGCTTTCTATAAAAGTAAGCATCTCTTGCGTCAAATCCCGAGATAGCCAACATATACATTATGTTTAATATATTGTAACTATAATATTGATAACTGTGATTGGAAACTATTAATCTGTTGTTATGCATATAAGTTGTCTGCGGTATGCTCATTATTAGCATGCCGTTTAGACTCATGCTTTCTCGCCAGGCATGCAAACACTTAAATGGATCTCGGGCATATTGAAAAACATCATGCGCCCAAATCAAATCTACATCTCTGGGTATGATTCTTTCTTCAAAATCGCCCTGTAGTACTTTTATGTTTTCAAGTGCCAATATGTCGGGTTCAATTTTGCCGACATCTTGATCTACTGCATAAACCAAATAGTTACGTGGCTCTGGTGGGTCGTCGCGTGTCATTAGCGTTGCCCACCAACTGCTATCCATTGCTCCGCCGCATCCCATATCAGCAATAACACTTAAACTATCTAAAAAACTATCATAGCCATAGATTGTGTTTAATACTTCTAAACTATGCTGGTGACTGTCGTATGCATTTTTAAATAGTGCCATCTGTTAATATATCCAATACTACTGTTTCTTTAAATTTTTTTAAGCGGGGTTCTAGTTGATAGCAGGCTTCGGCTATGTCGTTTTCCTCGCCCCAGGCACGTTGTGTTGCCAAATGACTAGCCCATGTTGCACAACTTTCTTTTGCTATCTCGACATCAAGAGCATTGTGATATGGGCGAGCACGACAACAGGCCTCGTATTCGGCCAGTAGTTCATCTGCACGTTCACGCCAATCCATTATACTACCACATCCTCCATGCCCGCAGTTCTTAAACGAACCACGTGTCCTAGCATAAAGTTTTTACTCTCTATGCCTTTCATAACTCCTAGCCATTTATTACGAAGTAATGCTACTTCATTGATAATGGTTTCAAAGTCAATTACTTCATCTTCACCATCTACATACTTTTCTGCATCTCTACTGGTTAATGCCCTGGCGTATGCTTCTAAATACTTTTGAAAATGTTTGCGCCGAATCTTGCGTAACTGTATATTTAAGTATTCCAATACCGCTTCAATTTCTTGTAGCTGGTTAAACCTATGTTCAGTAACGCCGGGCAAGTTGCTTAGTGCACGTTCAACATTGCCTTGGATTTTGATCTCGTTTTTGGCCATAATGAGTTCACTGTCGTAATAGTCAATGAACGCAGGTATTTCCCCAAGATTGGCAACTACCTTATTGTACCACATTACTCGTCTTCGTTGTTATAGTTGTCGTCTTCTTCCATAACATATTCTTTGAGTGCTTTCTTTAGATTACTATCAGTTGCACCAAACTCTTGTAAGTCAATGTCGCCTAACATATCTACTAGTACGCTCATTAAATTGTCCGCAGCCTCTTGTCTATCCTTAACGGGAATATACTGTTTTAAAATAGTATAGGTCTCGCCTAGTACATCTACTTCAATACTCATTCTGTTTCTTCCTCTTCTGTTTTTTCAACCAATGTAGTTTTAGACAGTACGTGTGGATGAGCCGTAACATCTGCCATTACTCGATCCAAACATCCATCATCATTGCGTTCCCAACCTTTGCGGAACTTCTTGATGATTTCGCCATCAACAGTAGTATATACCAAACTGTTACCTTCTTTCTTTAAAAGATCTTTCCTTTCAATTAAGTCAGTTAGTCCGGAATATGGGTTCATACCTGTTTCGTATGGTATCTTGACTTGCACACTTTCAAAAGGCTTTGCGTAACGTGTTTTCATAATCTTACAAGCAGCTCTAATACCTTTAACTTCTGAAATCTTGTTACCATCTTCGTCTTCTTTTAGTTTGAGTTTACGCATTGCAACTACGATTGAACTTGCGTAGATAAAACCTTGTCCGCCAGAGATTTTGTCATCTGGATCAAACATGTCCTGACTTGCGTATGTGTGATTGGTTGCAACTAAACCAATGTTTAAATCGCCAAACATGTTGACGCAATTGCGTACCAGAGCTGTAAGTGCTTTGGGTTTACGTCCTAGGTCACCTTTTAAGTCGCCGGCAGCAAATTGATTGACGTCGGTGGGAGTTAACAACATACCCAAACTGTCAATAACAAATAGTACCTTGGGACGATCGCCTTCGGGAATGGTTCGGTATTCTTTCACAAAGTCGTTGATCATCTTGGCTAGATCATCGATCATGGCCATGTTGAGTTTCAACAGTTTGTCTTCGCTGGTGTCCACATCAAGTGCTCGTAACCATGCTTCGTCCAGTGCGTTTTCTGTATCAACTAGAATAACATAAATGCCTTGGGCTTGTGCGTTTTTAATTAAATTTCCGCTACAGATAAAACTTTTACCTGCTCCCGATTCACCTGCAAAAACTGTGACCTTGCCCATGGGGATGCCTCGATTGAAGTCGCCCGAGATAAGATAGTTTAATGCGTAGTTGTTTGTACTAATCCAATCTGTCGGATCAGTAAATCCAATACTGATACCATCAATACTTTTGGTAATACCTTTTCTAAATTTACTTACGTCAAATGCTTTTCCCATAATGTTTTTCCTTAATGTTGAAATATATTTTCTGGAACATTTCGGTTAATCAGTTCCAAAAATTGTTGTTTATTCTCTGCTTTGGGTGCACAAAAACCACACATGCAAATCTCCTTAACACATTGTATAACAGGCATAGCCTTGTTGTCAAGTTGATTTTGCAAAGTTGTTAGTATTTTGGCGGTATCGCTCAAATATCCCAGTGGTTCTATTTTCCCACTGGTACTAGTCATGCAGTCTTTATTGGTATATACTGCACCATCTAGTTGTCTTACAAACAGAAAAAACCAATTTACACTACAACTCCATCCCCGAAAGCCTTGGCGTGGCACAAAGCTAACGCTGGATTTTAAATCATTATTTAAACTCAACTTGCGGCCACCACAACAGGGCCTACCTTCATTGATACTTAGCACCTTTTCATTTGTACCAACGTTGGATATACTTTTTACGTATTCTAATTTTTGCTTTTCTGGAACTTTGCTAATCCAAAACGTTTTTAGTTTGCTATACTGCTCTGAAGTATATGCCCATTCCAATTGATGGTTGTCAAGTGGCTTGGCCACATATCTCAATTCATTTGTTTTACAGAATTCTATTATTTCTTCTGAATCAGCAAATAACTCAGCATTATTATGCATCATTACAACACATTTAAATCTTTTATTATTCTCTTTAAGATATAAAACATTATCTTTGTACTGTTGCTTTTGTTTAGGCATATTTTCTGCATGATAGCTAACCGTAAACTCATCAACAAGAGTAACTATACGATTCCATTGGGTTTTTCCCACTATACCATTGGTTGTACAAGTTATAGTCAAGTACCAATCGTAACCTTTATGTTTTTCTCTGCAGGCAGTTAATATTTCTACTATGTTGGGATGGAATAAACTTTCGCCCCCATATACATTTAACACAACTTTACGCTGACTTGATTTTTTGTGTTTCATGTAATGGTCAACATATTCATACATAAAATCAATTGTACGCAAACAGTCCTCAAGTGGTGGATGTTTAGTGGTATTATCGTGACCACCTTCTATACCAGTGCTACAATAACTACAATCTAAATTACACAACTTGGTTACTTCCCAGTCTAATAAAAAACTAGGAACGTTGGTAGGATCTAATGCAAATGCAATTGACTTTATATTATTCATTGAATGCGATTGTGTTGTTATTTTTTAAATTTTTAATAAACAATTCTTTTATAGTAGCAATGTTCTTTTCATAATTAGTAAAGTTTGCTAAATTCAACCTGCCCCCAGCAATTGGTATATTTTTGTTTTTACAAAACTCTGCGTACTCTAACGGCGCATTTTTTAATGATGATCGTCTAAGATCAATCGAGAGTTCTCCACCAATTGTGTTAAAATTATTTAAATCAAGATTAGATACGTCTCGATCAAAATTAGTCCATTTATCAAACGTAGTTCTACCAAGCTGAGAAAATGCAATTGATATTTGACAAAAATCAAAACTTAATAATTCAACACCATATGGGTTAGTAGTTTGCCATCCTTTGTAATTAGAATG